AAGGAAAAGTGTCAAGAAGGTGTTATATACTATGGATTAAAAAATGTATTCTATATAACCAGAGATTACTACATGTGGTTAAACTTCTTACCTATATTTGATAAAGAAGAAAAAAAATATGGCTTTGCTAAAGTAAGGGATGCTCAATATCATATGGCACTGTATGAATTATTAGCTGAATTACATTATAAGCATGCAGCAATATTAAAGAAAAGACAGATAGCTTCTTCATATTTTCATATGGCAAAACTAATAAATCAATTTTGGTTTGAAGAAGGTTCTATATGTAAAATGGGTGCATCACTTAAAGACTATATTAATGACAAAGGATCTTGGAAGTTTTTAGATGAATATAAAACATTTCTTAATGAACATACAGCATGGTATAGACCGTGCACTCCTGAGAAAGTATTACTATGGGAACAAAAAATAGAAGTAAGAATAAATAATAGAAAAACCAATAAAGGACTAATGTCTAAAATACAAGGTGCATCTTTTGAAAAAAATCCAACAACTGGTGTAGGTGGACCTTGTACTTACTTTTTTCATGAGGAGGCTGGTATTGCACCTAAGATGGATCAGACATATGAATATATTAGACCTGCTATGACATCAGGTATGATGACTACAGGTATGTTTATTGCTGCAGGATCAGTCGGTGATCTTGATCAATGTGAACCATTAAAAAATATGGTACTATCACCAGAAGCAAATGATATATTTGCTGTTGAAACTGATCTTATGGATGATAAAGGTATGATAGGTAAAGCTGGATTATTTATTCCTGAGCAGTGGTCTATGCCTCCTTATATTGATAAGTATGGTAATTCTTTAATTAAAGAAGCAATAGAGGCTATTAAAAATGAAAGAAGTCAATGGCAAAAAGAATTAAATCCTGAGCAATATCAACTTAGGATTTCACAAAAACCAATGAATATTGCAGAAGCATTTGCATATAGAAAAGCAGCAATATTTCCTCAAGCTATAATATCTAAACAATTAAAAAGAATAGAAGATAAAGAATATGCATATGAATTTATAAACTTAGAAAGAGAGAATAATAAAATAAAGGCAACTAAAACTAGTAAACTTCCTATATTACAGTTCCCTGTTAAAAAGAAATTAGAAGATAAATCTGGATCTATAGTAATGTGGGAGAAACCTGTAAAAGATCCAAAGTTTGGAATGTATTATGCATCTATTGACCCTGTATCAGAGGGTAAGACAACTACATCAGATTCTTTATGTAGTATATTTGTT